AAAATAAAGTTTGGTCAAGAAGAGAATACAAATAAGGAGAATAAAATGGAAACATGGACAGAAAAAATAGACCTTGGTGATGGAATCTTTTGTTACAAGGGCGTAATCAAAAAAGAAATTGATGTAATAAAAAGACTTGAAAGTAATCTTAAACCAGAAGGAGATACTACTGGATACAGCTGGCAACCTGCATATGTAGGATACAAGCAATTAATGCCAGACTATAGAGATTGTAATGATTTTAAATTTAAAAAAACAGACATTGAAAATGATAAAAGTCAAGTTAGCTTAAACCTTCAGTCGCTTTGGCAAGATCTTTATGATGTAAAATTACCAGCAGTAGAAGATTATTGCAGAATGTACAATATTCATAATTTAAAATATTGGGAAGCTTTTAATTTTATTAAATATGGTCAAGGTCAACACTTTATGGAACACCACGATCATGGATTTTCTTATAACTGCACAGTCTCTTTAGTTTCATATCCAAATGATGACTATGAGGGCGGAGAGCTTTTCTTTAGACTGCAAAATTTAAAAGTTAAGGCAGAAGCTGGAGACTTGTTTATTTTTCCATCAAACTTTATGTATCCACATCAAGCAATGCCAGTAACTTCTGGAACAAAATACTCTATTGTTACAATGCTTGATTATAGTAAAAAGTTTCACACCCCAGAAATGTATAGTGCAGAGGCAGACTAATGTTTAATATCTCAGTTGAAAAAACACAGGGAGCTTTGTTTGATATTCAGCCTATGTCAATTAAAAGAGACTGGATGGACGTAACATCAGAAGGCCATGCCTATAGATGTTTTCCAGTAACCCAATCAAACGTAATTGGCTGGAGTCTTTCTTGTGTAAAAGATATTGAGTTTATTTGGGATGGAGTTAATGATCAGAGTTCAGATCATATTGAAATATTTAGTCCAGAAGGATCTTATTCTGGAAGAGGTCAATCTTCTGTAAGCTTAAATACTGGTTTGGTTTTTAGAACAGATAAGGATGTTAGTATTTTTACTATTAATCCAGTTAATTATTTTAGTGATGAGTTTGAGACGATGTCATCTTTAATAAGTACATCTTTTTATGATAATCCTTTACCTTTAGCTATTAAAGCAAAAACAGCAAACAAGAAAGTAGTTATCAAAGCTGGAACCCCAGTTGCTACAATCATTCCTATATCTTTGTCAAATTTAAATGGTACAAACATTGAAATTGTTAATTATGAAGATCAAGATAGAAAAAGACTAGAGGCAAACATGTCCTATGGGTCTGCTGCACAAGAAATAAACAAAGTCGGGAAATGGACAGATTGGTATAGAGATGCCGTAAATGAAAAAAGAGAAACCCAGGGATCTCATGAGGTAAAAACATTAAAACTAGGTGTAACAGATAATACGAAGGGTGATATAATATAAATATGGAACAAAATAATGAATCATATACAGTAGTTAAAAGAACACCATCTATAACTCCATCTGGTTGGTTTGGGGATAGCAAAGACATGATTGTTGAGCTAGAAAACTTTATGACCGAAGAAGAAATAGAGTTTTTAGAAAAGGCTGCCAAATCTTTAACAATTTGGGATGTAACTCAAAGCCATACAAATGAAAATGGAACTGTTACATATGACTCAGATTATTGGAAAGATAGAGTTGCAACTCAGCCAACTTTAGATAAAAATGATCCTAAAATATCACCAATAGTTGCTGGCCTATTTAAAAGATTAAAACCAATTGTAGAAGAGTTTTATAAAGTAGAAGTTCACCCAACTGGAACAACCATTGTTAAGTGGCTTCCTGGACAATTTCAAAAACCTCATGCAGATAAAGAATTACATGAAGGCCCAGATGCTGGAACTCCAAACGATTTTCCCAACTATGATCTTTCTAGTTTGTTTTATTTAAATGACGACTACGAAGGTGGAGAACTATACTTCCCACTACAAGGTGTGCAGTTTAAACCTAAAAAAGGTGCTGCTTACTTTTTCCCAGGGGATAAAAATTATATTCATGGAGTTACTGAGATTAAGAGTGGCATAAGATTTACATGTCCATTTTTTTGGGAAATTAAAAAACACACAGGAGAAAGACAACCATAATGACATATCCTTGGCCCAATAATAACCTTGAATCAATAGAGATATATCCTAAGATATTTGTTTATAAAAATCTTTTTAAAAACATAATTGATACCTATTCACAATTAAAAAATTCTAATGGAGATGAAGATGGTCTTTTTAGTCCTTGGACACAATGGTCACATTTTGGAGAGTATCTAAATCCTACCTTTGTTAACCATCCTCATAGACTTAGCGTTGAGTATATTGAACAAATACAAACAAACACAGAAAAGCAAGAATTTCAAAGACTTGCAATCTTAGAACTATTTAAAAATTTTCATTTAGTGACAGAAGACTATGCTAGACGCAATGGTGTAGATCTTGATAAAGAAAAGACAGTATTATCAAATGACGGAACAGCAATGCAAGAATGGCAAATGACTGGCCCATCTATAGCCAGGTATAGGACAGACATAGTTGATCCAATTGCAATGACATATCACTCAGACTATATCAGAGAACCAATTATAAGTCCAGGATATAAGTTTGCTATAACAGCACTTGTATATTTTAATGATGAGTATGAGGGTGGAGAAATTGATTTTATTGCAAATGGGGAAGCATATAAATATAAACCAGAAGCAGGAGATTTTCTTGTATTTCCTTCAGGCCATCCAGAAATATTAAGAGATGGAGATAATGTGTATCTTCATGGAGTGATGCCACCAACAGGAGCAAACAAATATCTTTCTAGGATGTACTGGATGAAGTATTCTATTGGAGATCCTGAGTGGTTTGAAAAAGAAAAAGAGTTTGGTAAAGATGTTTGGGCAGAAATGCAACCAGATATTATGCAAAAATTTAGAGATAACAACCCAAATAAAGATAATGCTGATAAAGAAAGAAGGATAAAGTGAATCTAAACAATAAAAAAAGAATTACAAAGGACATAGTTATTTATGAAAACTTTGTTACTGATGAAGAGTGCCAAAAAATGGTTCAAGCACTTGATGCTCAAGCAGAGGGTGGAAAGTTATCATGGATGCCTATCTCATTTTATGAGTCATACTCTTCTGTACTTCCACAAGACAATGACCAAGAAGTTCTTGACGTTGGACTATCTCCAACTATTTTTTCAGATATTGAAAAGATGATGCCAGAAGCAATTGCTTCCGTACACGACTTAGATCCAAAGGTAATATCAAAAATTGGATACCATACACAAAAGTGGGAGCCAGGAGCATACGCAAGAATTCACTCTGACAATACAGATGAGCATGGAAAATCTGGGGCATTTACAAGAAGTAGGTATGCAGGCTTTTTATACCTTAATGACGACTTTGAGGGAGGACTGCTTAAGTTTCCAGCACAAGACGTGGAGATTCAACCAAAGGTTGGAATGCTTGCCGTATTTGACGGGGGATTTAACAACATGCACGAAGTATCCCTTATTACAAGTGGAGTAAGATATACCATCGGATCTTTCTGGGATGACAGAGAAGAATCAGATTATCCGCAAGAACTAAGAGATGCCTGGGCTGTAGAAATGAAAGAGACTAGAGCCAATCAAGAAATTGAAAGAGCAGAGTGGCAAGAGCTTTTAAAGCAAGGTTGGAAGTTGGATGCAAATGGAAATAAGTACAAGGTAGAAGATATTCTAAATGATTGAGTCCTTAAAAAAACAGTTGACAGATGCTGGCTATGTAGTTGAAGATATTACCTCAGAACTATTTTCTGTTGAAAACTTTTTATCACAAGATCAAATAGATACTTTTTGGGATATTATAAATAGTACATCTCAAGAAGACTGGGAAGTAGAATACCACGCAAACTTAAAAAACTTTTGCATGCAAAAATTTGGTAGAGATGATGTAGATAATCTGGTTGCTGAAGGTAAGTTTGAAGTTACTCAAAATTGGAAAGATAAAAATTTTAATATATTACACCATGAGATATACAGACCATTATATGATGGTTTAAACTCAATGGTAGTAAAATCTGATCCAGAGTTAATTTTAAGTGGTTTTGCAACAATTCAAAGAATGCAAGCGGGGGTAGAATTAAAATCTCACACAGATCAAAGAACAGATCCATCTATAAAATATGCTACAATTGTATATATTAATGATGACTATGTAGAGGGTGAGTTATTTTTCCCAAACCTTGATATCCAGTTAAGGCCTAAACCAGGAACTATGTTATTTTTTCCAGGCGATGAAAAGTATGAACATGGAGTCAAGCATGTAGGAGATGGACCAGTAAGATATGTTCTTGTTGGATTCATTAAAGAAAAAGATCACTATCAAAAGAATAGGTACTAGGAGGCACTAAATGGATAGAGAAATACTTGAAGAAAAGGTTTACTATTACACAAATGTAATTGAAGACCCAAAAAGACTTGTTGAAGCAATTGAGAATGACAATCAAGATCCTTGGGGCGAATGGATGGCGTGTAGTGGACAAGAGTATGTCTATGGAACAGACAAAAGCATATCATTAACAGAAACAACTGATGAAAAAAATACCTATATCTATACTACCCTACAAAAAGCATTTGATGATGTAGCAAGAGACTACGCTGCTGCACAGGGTATCACAGATGAGCCTAAGCTATTCCCAATGTACCCAATTAAAAAATATAAGGCTGGTACATTTATGGGAGCACACTTTGATCAACAAGAAGGCGACGAAAGACTTAAAGTGTCTTTTGTTATGTACTTAAATGATGATTATGAAGGTGGGGAAATATCTTTTACTATTGCTTCTCCAGGAGGAATATTAACAGAGGCAAGACCTCCAGCAGATTTTTCAGAAGCAGAAAAAGGAGTAGACCATACTTTTGCTATTAAGCCAAAGGCTGGAAGCATTATAGTATTCCCTCCATCACCTCCATATCATCATACAGCACACTTAGTTAAGAGTGGTTTTAAGATTATGGTTCCACAACATTGGATTCATTAATATTAAAACAGCTATAGTAACTGGAGCAAGCAAGGGTGTAGGGTTAGCAACAGTTAAACGTTTGTCTGAAAATGGATACAAGGTTATTGCTGTTTCAAGAAACCTATCTAAATTGTCTGAGTTAATATCTGATAATGTTGAGGTATATAACCTAGATATAACAGACTCTAAGGCAATAGAGATATTCTTTGAAAAATACAAAGATATTACCCTAGATCTTTTGGTTAATAATGCTGGAGGAGGATCAGGTCCAACTTACATTATTAATGAGACTCCAGAAAACTTTAGAAAAGCCTACGACATAAACGTTACTGGGCCCATGTATTTATCTCAACTATTTGCTCCATGTATGGAAAAGTCAGAGTCTCCAACTATTATATTTATTACTTCTTTTGGTGGCAAGGTTCCTTATCGTGGTGGAGGAAATTATACAAATGCTAAAAGAGGTGAGCGTGGTTTAATTGATACAATGAGACTTGAGTTTCCTCAATTTGGTATTAAAATTACAGAAATTTGTCCAGCAACTATTGATACCCAAGAACAAAAACGGGATCATGCATTAACTGCAGAAGATTTAGCAGAAGCTATTTACTGGGTAGGGTCATTACCAAGTCATGTTAATATAAATGAAATTGAAATTTGCCATATCAATAGTAGCAAGTATAATTAGTTTTTTATTTATAACACTTTCGTTATATAAAAGTACTAACTATAAACAATAACTTTATACATTAAAACTGAGCGTGGAATTGTTTTTAATTCTATGCTATACTTAGGACTACTTCCGATTCTACGAAGTACTCAACCAATATTAGAAAGGTGGCATACTTAAATGTCAGATGTTTTTTCGTTTCGCTTATCAGAGGATTTTGTAAATAAATATAGTAATACTCCAGCACCGTTTGGATTTTCAGATGCGGGTAGCAACTCTTTAGGAGAAATTACTTTTATCAGAACATATTCTCGTGTTAAAGAAGATGGAACAAAAGAACGTTGGCACGAAGTATGTCGCCGTGTAATTGAGGGTATGTACTCAGTTCAAAAGAATCATGCTAAAGATAATAGACTACCTTGGAATGATAATAAATCACAGAAGTCAGCACAAGAAGCTTTCCAAAGAATGTTTGAATTAAAGTGGACACCTCCAGGTAGAGGCCTCTGGGCTTTTGGAACTCCAATGACTATGGAGAAAAGAAACTCAGCCTCACTACAAAATTGTGCAATGGTTTCTACCCGTGACATTGATCGTAATGATCCAGGTGCCCTTTTTGCTTGGGTAATGGATGCTTTAATGTTAGGAATTGGAGTAGGGTTTGATACTTTGGGACAAGATAAACAAATGTCTATCTATGCCCCTACAGAGCCAGTTTCTATCTATGAGATTCCTGATACCCGTGAAGGCTGGGTAGAGTCTGTTCGTCTTTTAATTAATTCATTTTTACGCCAAAATCAATCTATTCAAGAATTTAACTATGACCTTATCCGTCCTCTAGGATCAGCCATTAAAGGCTTTGGTGGGGTCGCTAGCGGTCCAGAACCATTAATTCAACTACACATACGCATACGTAATGTCATTGGCTCTAGAGCAGGAGAAGTACTAGATAGTCGTGCAATTGTTGACATTGTTAATCTTATTGGAACATGTGTTGTTTCTGGAAATGTTAGACGTTCTGCTACCTTGGCTTTAGGAACGCCAGAAGATAGTGGTTTTATTAATTTAAAGAATCCAGAAGTATTTCCTGAAAGAAATTCATTTGATCCAGAAAAACCA